TTAGTGTATGAAGTATCATTTGAAAACCCTCCTATTGATAAGTTTCAAACATTTTATAATCATTTTTAAAAATTACACAATGTATTTGATTTAAAGTTAAATTTTTAATTTTTAAATTTGTGTTATTTATAGTTATTTCTATGTCGTTTAGATTAAACTCATTGTATAAATAAATGATGGTATTAGGATATTTTACTAAAACTTTGCAGTGTATGTTTTGTGATTTAAGTAAAACTGAGTATTCAACGTTGTTTGTATCTATTGTAACATTGATTTCTGTATTTGAATTAATCACATTTTTAAATACTATAAACTTATTTATCCAATCATCCAATGAAATATCTGAATTATATTTTTTAATTTCTTTTGTGCTTATATTATTTATGTTTTTTACATAATTAAAGGAAATATAAGTATTGTAAATGTTATAAGGTAATGAGCTAGGAAATTTTACAATACCTTTCTTTAAATCTACAAGAATGTAATTATTATATTCAAATAAATTTATATTTATATAATCTGTGTCAATTGCCATAAAATCTATGGCTGTTTCACTTGAATAACCATCCCCGCAATTAACAATACTATCAACGTCAGAAGTATTAATGTTTACAATTTCATTTAAATTTTCATCATATATAACCAATAAATTGTTTTTATTAGTATTGTTGTACAATCCATTTTGTGGTTTATATAGTTCTCTAAATGCTATATCTCCTGCAGAGTTAGTTCCTAATGTTGCTGTTTGACCACCAGTAAAATTTTCGCAGAAAATATGATAATGATAAATGTCTCCATATTCTAATTGATATGGCAGGTCGAAATAAACCCAGCCAGTAATTAAATCATTATAATTCCAGCTTGCTCTAATTAATTCATTATCATCAATGTCATGTAAAACTACTGTTAATTTTTGGTATCCTGAACCTTTGTTAACTACGTAAAAACCGACTCTTTGATGTTTATCTGCAGAATGTATTATTTGTGGATTTGATATTTGGAATATTATTTTATGGGAGTTAGATTCATTAATATTTGTTAATGTAGTATATGTTCCACCATTATATATTTCCTGTTTTTGGTCTAATCTGCTTCTTGTGAATTCTTGTTCTTGATTAATTATGTCATGAAAATCTCCATTCGTATTAGTTAAATTTATTGGTTCGTTTAATACTCTTCCTATTTTATCTGAATTATTGTAAGAGAACAACCTTGCATAAGAACTACTTACAAATTTAGTTATTTTATATTTAACATACTCTTTTACTTCGTTATTTAAATGTTTGATATAAATCGAGCCATTTGGGTGGTCTAATTCTGAATTTGTCCTATGTAATTCGTATGGTTTTGATAATGTAATGTGATTATCTTTTTGCCATTCGTTAGATTTAATAATGTTTTTTAAATAATAAGTTTTTAATTCATTATCGTTATTAGGAACAAATATCTCTGCAATTTTGAAATAAGGATTTTTACCTCTTGCAACATAAGTATAACCTGGATATGTATCTAATCCAAATACAAGGTTGAAAGCATCTAATGAAGGATTTGAAGGTTGTTTTACGTAAATAACTGAATTTTCGCTTTTATTAAGTGTTTTAAGAACAACTTTGTTGTTTACATTATATGCAATAGTACCAAATCCTGCGTTATTAATTTTGTTAATAATTTCGGTTATAGTTGTATTTTGTGGGTCATTCCCTCTTAAATCTATTTCTATAAAATTATCATTTGATTCAGCTGATATTTTTAATAAATATCTACTTGATAAATCAATAGGGGTATTTAATGTTATTTGTCCTTCAATTGTTCCTTCTTCTCCATCTGTTGTATCTGGTGGAAGTCCAGAATTGTCACCTTTTTTTACTCGAACATATAGATATATTTCTTTATCTCTAGGACGATTTACTGGTGTAATAACAGTAGAAATTGGATCAATTACGTCGACTGTATCATCAAAAAAAGTGTCTCTTTTTCTTATTTGACATTCAATTATATCATATCTATTGTAAGATTCTGGTGGTTCAATGGTAAATTCCCATTCATTCCCTTTGTTTGCATCAATTGAATAAATAATATTATTACAAGGTAATTTTTGAACTACTATTGCTGGTATAGTCACGTTTATTTTTCTTTGGTTTGAATCTAAAACATAAGCAACCAAACCATCATAAACGATTGCTCTTAAACTTGTATCTCCTGAAAACAATCCTCTAACGTATGAATTTATACTATTTAACAATACTTCGCTAATTCTTGTTAAGGTTAAATCGTGTTCTATTCTTGCTCTCTCTGTGTGTTGTAAATATCTGATGTTATTTAACATATATCACCTCTTTTATTCATAAATTATTTCAATATGATATCCTACTCCTGATGCTTTCCATTCATTTACAATTTCTATTACTTTAATAATATCTTGGTTTTGTAAATTGTACATTTGTAAAATAAAATAAAATGCAGTTGAGTCATCTCCACTATTACTTGCAATTGCTGGTGCTATGTACCATTGATAATAAATAGAATTTGGGTCACCAATGCGGGTATTAAACGTATAATAATCAGAAAAAGATAAGTCTGAAAATGCAGAATCTAATCTTTCTTCAATAATTTTTGGAAGTCTACTTGAATATTGTTTTACTGCATCAATTATTGATGCTGGTGAAACTTTATGAGAAAAAATATAATTTTTGATTCTTAAATAGTATTCATTATCGCTTTCGTTTTTAATCCTTTTTATATCAAAGAAAAGTCCAAATTTGTCTAAATATTTTTCTTTTGCTTTGTTTAAGTAAACTTGGTCAATTAATTGGATTGTTAAAAGTCTATTGTATTCAAGTAAGCTTGCAATAGCTCCTAAATTTAAATCTATTGGTTTCTTTATTGTATTATTGGGGATTCCATCTTTGTCGCAAAAAACTGATTTATAAACAATATCGTTATGGTCAAAAAATGGCAAATAAGAGTTAAATTTTTTTGTTATATTTCCCATATTATAAATTATCAACTTCTACTAAACTTATTGTTATATTTCCTGGTGTACCAGTTCCAGTTCTTGCAACACTATCATTGTCAATTATTATATTGGATGTTGGGTTGTTAATAATAACGTCAAAAATTGCTGGATGTAATTTTGCTAATTTTATTATTTCACTTAAAATGACTGATTCTCCTAATTTTCGTGTATTTATGTAAGATTCTATTCTGGACTTGATTTCGTTGATTACTTCTATATTGTTATAAAAAATTCGTGATTTATAAATTGTAATATCAATATTAACTGAAATGATATTTGGTGGTATAATATTAAATTTAACTCCTGCTGGTCTATAACCAGGATAATTAATAACATCTAATGGGTCGCCGTTTAATGTTTTAGTTATTTCATTTATTAATTCAATTGGTAAAGTATTTGTTCCGTTATCTACGACTAATGTTATATATCCTCTTTTAGGGTAGTTATCTTTTATATAGACGCTTTTTATGCCAGGTATTTTTAAAATAGCTGATTTGATTGAAAATTCAGTACCACTTTGTAAACTTCGAATATATAACTGAAATCGTTTTAATCTTTCTTCTTCTGTCTCTTCATTCGTACCTCCAAAAAAAGAACTATCATTAATAGCATGCTCTATATGTGGGATTGGATCTGATATTTGACCTTTCCCGTTTAGTGTGTCGATAGAGTTTATATTTATATTCCCTATTGTACCAATTTGTTTACATTCACATAATACTACAACGCTTGAAATTCCTGCATCTAAACTTTTTGTTTCTATTGTTTCAAATGATAAATCACCTAATTTAATTTCAGTATTGCTTGGTATAATAGTTGGGTTAGCAGGACTTAATAGTATATCAAATCCATTTCTATTTTTGTAATCTTTTTTATTAAGAATTTCTACATCATTGTATTGAAATAATAAATTTGATGGTTGATTGCCTGATGGATTTTCTGAAACAAATTCTGCTGTAAAATATGGCAAAGAGTTTAAATAATCTACTATATCTTGAATATATGGATAATTTGTAAAAGAAATATTTACATTGTGTGACGTGTTAGAACAATTTATTATAAAGTTTGTGTTTGTTATAGTTAATTTAACGCTAGAAGAATTTCCTGTGTAATTAATTGTCATTATTGGTAATCTGTAAAACCTTATATATCCTTTTGATTTTGTACCTGGTTTTTTTGAAAAACCAAATCCTTCATAAAATGATATTTTAATAGCATCTCGAAGTGAGTTTAAATAGTCAAAACCTGTAATTGATTCAACAAGAGCTACTGCTTCTAAAATGGAACGAATTCGAGAACCTTCATTAAAATTTGTAATGCCAACATTATCTGCCAATATTTTGTTTTTCATCATTTCATATAATTGCTCAGCCGTAAAAACTTTTAAAATATCTGACATTGTCTAAACTCCAATTTCTTTTTTCAAATTTATTGTTGTTCCATTATTTAATTTAACATTGATATTAATGTAAATTGAATTTTTTTCAATAATAATTTCTTTTTCATCTATATAAACGTTAAGGACTCTTGGTTCGCTTTGTATTTGGTCTGTAATTTCTTTAATGTATTTTTTAACAATTATGTTTGGTGGTACGTTATTATATTCATGAATTGGGTTAAGACCGTAAGATGGATGTAATGGATTTAACTGATTTTTTCTTGTATTAATTCTATCTGTGATATTTTGAATAGCAGTATCAATTGGGTCAGCAATTTTTAAATCATGAGAACTATCTACTTCGATTTTTTTGTTTCTTAATGATAAGTCATTACCTAAATAAAATTTATTTATCTCATCTTGACTTTTGTCTTTAATCTTATAATAAACAAGATTATATTGATTTTTTACCAACATATTATCGATAATTGGAATTTTGATAACATAACCAGTCATATTTTTATCTATTAAATCGTTATTTGTAATGTTATTTTCTCTTTCTAAAAGTGTAAATTGTCTATAGTCTCCGTAAAAAGCTTGTGCAATGCTTTCTAGTGTGTCATTTTCTTTAATAATATAAAATATATAATCAACTTCAACATTTTCTATTGTATTAAAACTATTGGAAGATGTTTGTTTTTTAAATTCGTTTTCGTTGATGGTGTCTAAAAATAAACTATTGAAATAACTATTAATATTAATCTTTTTGGAATTTGAAAAAATTATAGAAACTGAAATATAATTTGATAAAATTAAAAGTTTTTGAAGTTCATTAAAATATCTTATTTGAGATTCATTTAAAAAATCTTCTAATGTTATATCTCCATTTAAATAATCGTTAATTAAGTTAATTTGGACATATTTCAATATCATTCTTTTTTGCATTTCTTTTATGTTTTCTTTTAAAATTAAATCAATCATAGGTTTTTAATTTGATTATAAGCATTTGTTAAAGCATCTTCTAAATTGCTTCTACCACTTCTAACGTCGTTAATTGCAGCTGATATATAAAATAAGGTAAGTCTAATTTTTTGATTTAACTGATATAATTCACTATCAAAATTAATTTCTGATATATCTAAATTTGGCAAAAATAAATTAAAAGCATTTTGTATAGTTATTCTATTAATATCATAGTCAGGTGGGTCTAAAATTATTGTCATTTCTTGAATTTGTTTCCTTAAATTTTCATAATCCAATAAAATATCATAAACACTTTTTTTTATTTCAGAAAATCCTGTGTGTGGTAGACTTAAATGTTTTTCGTATGCTGTTAAACTAATTTCGTATTTTACTGAAAAAGGATCGCTTTTATCTCGACTAACATTAAAGCTATTGACTAAAACTTTCCAGTGTTCATCTAAATCATAATCATGAAAGACCATTTCGACTTTAGGATATAATGCATCTTTTTTTCTATTTACATGTTCTTTTAAAATTAGTGTGTCTAAACGAGCTAAATCAAAAAAAAGTTCATTGCCAGTTTTGTTTTTAGGAGTAAGTGTATAATCTCTATATCTTATTAAGGCATATCGTATTTTTTCAAATTCTGAATACCCATCAATTAAAAACATTTCATCTGAATCTTGGAAATTCCATTGTGCTGCTAATGGGTTTATTCTTGATAATACTTGATAAAAATGTAATGAACCATGTATTGTTATTTCTTTAAAATCATTTCCAAAGTCAGAAACATAACCGCCTCCTATGGTTTTTAATACTTCTGCTCTAGTTTTTTCTGTGACAGAAATATTTTCTGGTGGTAATGAAAAAAATATTTCAGTGATAGTATTGTTATTGTTATCAACAAATTCGAACGAATAAGCTCCTCTTGGTGTATAATTGCTTGTATAACTTTTCATTTTGCTAAATATATACTAAAATAAAATTTACTTGTCAATATACTTTTGTCATGTTATAAATATAAATTGTATTAAGGACTTATCCCGCCTATAACTCTCTCCTCCATTGTTTTACGCATAAGGCATTAAGCCTTATGCGACTTTTTAAAAAAATTCTTTATTTTTTTTGATAATTACTCTATTATGTTTCTATGGATATGAATGGGTATTTTTTAGATTTTGATAAATTGACCAAAGGATTGGCTTTATTAAAAGCAATTCAGGATAGTTATGACAATAATAAAGCTTTTTATATAATGTCTGGTTTTGTAGATGATTATGTTAGAAATTATGATTTTTATGGTGTAAGTCAAGTTCAAAGGTATATAAGTGATAATATTTTAAGAGAAATAGAATTAAAAAACCCAATTATTTCTGCATGTGTTAATTTAAGAGTACGTCAAATACGTGCTTTTAGTTCTTTTAGCGAAGATGTAAGTAAACCAGGTTTTAGAATTAAATATGTTGGTTCTAAAAATATAGAACAAAAAATTGAAAAAGAGATAAAACTTTTAGTTAATTTTTTTGAAAATGCTGGCTTTATGAATTTGGAAGATATAGAAACTGCGGGTGATTCTTTACATGATGTTTTTGTAATGATGGTAAGAGATTATATGGTTTTAGATAAAGTCGTTTTAGAGTTATTATACAATAAATCAAATTATGTAATAGATTTTAGAATACTTGACCCTGCTACAATAAAACCTGTTATTATTGGTGGTTATCAGGGCAGCTATTCTGATTTTTATAACAATAGTGCTTTTTATTATTTTAATAGTAGTTTTTTGAAGAGGATTTTGGAATCAAAAATAAATCGCTTACCTCCATTAGAAAAAATTAGATATGTGCAAGAAATAGATGGCAACATAGTAGCTGGATTTGAAAAACGAGATATTATCTACGATATAATGAATAAAAGAACTGATATTCGATATCGATATATCCCATATTCTCCAGTAGAACAATGTGTTTCAGTTATCACAGGTTTTTTAAATGCTTTGGTTTACAACGCAGAATCTTTTGATTCAAATGCAATTCCAAAAATTGCGATGTCAATTGAAGGTGAATTTGACCAAGAACAATATGAAAGATTAAGAGACCAATGGATTGCTAACTTTACTGGGATAAAAAACCAATGGAAAATTCCTATTATTTCTGGGAAAGTTAACGTTATAGATTTAATGAAATCGCCACGTGATTTAGAATTTGGTAAATATATGGAAATTACTGGTGCTTTAATTTGCTCTGTTATGGGTGTTGACCCCGCAGAAATTGGTTTAAGACTAAATCAAGCTCAAAATGTGTTAAATGAAAATCTTGAAGCAAAAATGAAATTTTCAAAAGATAGAGGTCTACACGATTTACTTGGTCAAATTCAAAGTGTAATGAATAAAATTCTAAAATATTCTGGATTATCTAATAAGTATAAATTTGAATTTACGGGATTGGATCCTGAAGACGAACAAGTAAGAAGTAGATTAAGAACAGAAGCAGTAAAAAGAGATAGAACTATCAACGAGATAAGAGCTGAACAAAAACTACCTCCTTTGCCTTATGGCGACGTTATTCTTGATAGCATTTATTTGCAATACTATAATGTAAAAAAACAAGAAGAAGCAAATCAAGAACAAAATCAAGATATGCCTGATAATGAAGTATTAGAACAAATTAATGAAAAATCTATAAATGATGATTCAAACGAAAATTATGATTTAGAATCTTTGTTAGATGATGAAAATTTAACAAATGATGTACTAAAAGAAATAGAGCAAGAGTATAATTCAATTAAAAAAGCTTTAAATGGTAGGAAAATTCGAACATTATTATTACATTAATTTGTAAAAATAATTATTTGACATTCATATAACAAAAATTAGATTGTAAACATGAAGTTTTCAGATTTCGTAAAAGGACATGAATTATTTATTTCAATGGCAAATTACCAATATGACCAAAATAATATTACATTTAAATTGCTTGTTAGAATTTGGAATTCTTTAGCTTTGTTATATCCAGAAAAATGCGAAGATGTTTGGGTTTATAATCCAAATAACGATTCTTTAGAGTTAAAAGACAACCCATTAAATTTAAAAAATGAAGAAAAACCAAAGCAAAAAAACAAAGAAAAATCAGAACAACAAAGTTAAAAAAAAATATATTTCTCTATCAAATCTACCAGTTGAAACTTATTCTAAAATACAAATGGATTATTTTGCTGGTTTATCTATTCAAGAATTAGCCGTAAAATATGATTTAGACCCAGAATATTTGAATAATTATATTGCAAATCATGGTTGGAAAGCACTAAAAAACCAAATTAGAGAACAAATCGTAAAGGATTCAATTGAAATTTTTAAACAGAACATCGAAGCTTATTCTAATGAGTTGTTTGGAGATATGCTCTTGAAATGGAAAGAAGTTTTTAATAATCATTATGAAATGTATAAAAACACAAAAAGGATTCAAACTAAATTTACTCATGTAAAACTTATG